AACGGATCAAGAACAATTTATGCTGCTAGAACACATAGCATCTCAAGTAGAAAGTATCCAGGGAGAGATGGAACTTATGAGAAATAACAATGTCAACATAACTTATGCTATGAAAGATATAGAGAAAATTAAAGAAAGTCTTGAAAATATAAAAGATAAAGTAAGAGCTAACGGGAGCCATTGATGGTCGAAACTGTAATAGCTTTATTAATGATTGTTAATAATGAGATCTCTGAGGCTCGTATCCAAACTGATTTGAGCAGCTGCTTGAAAGGCAAGAGGGTTGCAATGAGACAGCTTGCTAATAATTCAAGAGTAGTTTTTTCTTGTGTGAAGACTAAGGCTGAGCTTGAAAAAAATATAGATGGCTCATACTCAATTAAAAAATTAATAATGGAATAATGATAGATAGATTTTTTTACAAATGTTTTGCTGCTTTAGACAGCTTATCCAGTTTCTTATTTGGATGGATGGAACCTAAATATTGTCAATGCAATATTAATTCTGGATCTGGTAATATTTGTAAGAGGTGTGGATGCCGAAGAATAAAGCGTGGGTAAAGCCATCTGTTATAGTTATTAATATTGGACCATGCAAATACTGTAAAAAAGACATGATAAATACTGAGAGCTTTGTAGCCTTTTACGGGGGAGAGAAAGCTCATTATGAATGTATGCGCCTGGATGATGCTAAGAGAGCCGAAGATAAGACATTTGAGTAATGGTCTGGCTGGCTGGATTTGAACCAGCGATCCTCTGCTCCCAAAGCAGATGCGGTACCAGGCTCCGCCACAGCCAGACGATTTATTAAAACATGAGAGGATTATCAGAGGATAAACGATATATCAATCTGATATATGCCTTACAGAATATAGCTTTTTTATAGGCATTTATGTCAATAATTCTTATACAATTTATGTTAGAAGTGTTGTAAATACTAATCGAATGGTAGAATTTATCGATAGGTTCGAATACTATCGAGAGCTGTTGGGGTTGCTTACTTTTTTAATAGTCGGAGGGTTTTCTGGAGGGTTAATTAAACCCTCCCTTTTTTTTTGCGTGCTATAAAAATTATCTAAATATTTATCGTATTGTTCCTGGACCCACGGATCTCTTTCAAATGTGGATATATAAGCCATCTCCAAACTTAACTTAAATAGGAGATAGCTCATAGGTTTATTGGGTAAGCATGCCATTGATAGCTGCTAATCTTTCTGACTTATTGTTATCAAGATCTTTGTAGTACCATTTATTAGGAGTATCCATATTGCTCCAGCCAAATCTAAGCATGATCTGCTTATCTGTTAAAGCCATAGCATCTCTTAAATATGAATAACTAAACTTTCTAAATGGAGACATTCCATTATGCCATTCGATACCACATCTTTTGGCAGCTCTAATTATTCTCATCTTAGCTGAGTTTTTTGTAATACCAAAAAGCATTCTGTATTTGCCATTCTTTCTAGCTACCTGGCAATCCATCCAATTGCCTAGCATAATTGCTAAGCTCTTAGAGATCTCAATCTTTCTTTTTGATGTTGCAGTTTTTAAGAAGTTTTCTCTAAGATTATTCCATTTGTCTAAGCTATGATTAGTAGAGATAATTTTAGATTTAACATCTACATCTCCATAAGTTAAACCTAGCAGCTCATTTAATCTGCAGCCAGTTTCGGCAGCAGTATGAAATAAAACCTGGTTCAATGGATCTTGTTCAGAGCTTACTATCTTTAAAATATCCTGGTACTTAGGCATCCATTTGGCTTGTGTATTCTCAGCCTGGAAAAAGTTTTTTGGAAATTTAAAAGTAAGTATTGATGGATCTATAACCCATTTTCTACTCAAGCAATAATTAACAAACAACTTGAAAGCAGCTACTGTATCTTTGATAGCTTTCTTACCCAGGGTTTTATTACTTCTCTTAGTAATAGTCTTAGTCTCTGATACATTTATAACTAATAGCGATTTAGAGCTTATAAGAGCTGGTATATAGCTATTGTTAAAATCATAGAGGGTATAGTCGGATAAGAGCTTTTTGCTAATATACGGCTGGATATGGTTGTTTATCTTGCCACAAATACCCAATCTTGTCTCATAACATATAAGCTCATTCTTCAATACGCTTTCTTTGTATTCTGCAAAAGCCATATCAAATGAAACCTTAGCTGGCATAGCCAGGTGGGGTTCAGTAGATCTTAGATCATCAGCAAATATATTGGCTTGTCTCTTTTGGTTCATATCAAAAGATGCTTTGACTTGCTTTTTACCATCATCATTCTGGACAAAAACAATATACTTCTTACCGCTAGCTCTTTGTTTTTTTTCAATCCAAACTTTCATTAATAACCTCCACAATTATTACACTTCTGATCTGAAAAAGGAATTGGATCTCCGCTATATACTGGATTTTTTCCAATGTCTTTTGCGGGACAAATACAAATTTTTAAAATTTTACAAATTTCAAATTTGGTAAATCCTTTTTCTAATAAAGATACTAAAGATTTTAAATCCATTATTGTTGCACCTCCTTTGGTTTAGCAAAAAAGTCTCTGTAAGTTTCGTAATTACAAATCATTAAGAAACCTGGATCATTAGTTTTTTCGATCTTAACTTTCTTAACTTGACCCGCAGCCTCAGCATAATCTTTGATAAATTTTTTGTGAGCTTGTGGGATTGTTTCGCCACAAAAAGTTTTTTCTCTTCCTGGCATTTTATAAGTACATTGATAATAAGGGGTTCCACCTCCGCCATTCATTATGCAGCTCCTTTCATCATTGGATTAGTTATGTGTTTGTAGTCTCCGTATTGCGAACACCAATTATAAAAATCATAATCATTATCGTTCAAGCAATCCTTAGCTCCTGGTGTTGTATCCAGGAATTCTTTATACTTAGCTCTTACTTCTTTTTCTGTAAGTTGTGTCATGCAGCCTTTCTCTTCCAATACAAAAGAGTTTTACCTATAACCTTGGATCTGTATTTTTTTTGTGGAAGTATTTTGTTTATGAAGTATCGCTCCAAGGCAGCGTAAGTAGCAAATTTCTTTTTTTTGATTTGCATATACTTATTACTAGCACGACTATGGACGGAGTGTCAAACACTTATTGACATATAGTCAATATCATTGCTTGTATGGTAATTATAATTAGGCGCAAGAGATCTTCTCTGCTAGACGCAGCTTTTTAGAATGGTTCTAAAGTAGCTAGTTAAATTAATATTTTAACTAACTTGTCTTGCAGCTGGATGACATCAATGAGTTTTCCATGTGCCTCCTTAGAGAGAGCTGCAATACCTGGCGGGTATATCCCGTCATTTTTTTTCTTTAGTCTCAGAATTTTTGTGTTCAGAGACTTTCTCTCCTTTTCCTTTTCCTGGATTTGTTGCTCCAGTTCTTGGTACATCGCCATCGGTCTTTACCTCCTTTATGCGATTGAAGTCATAGCTGATTGTATTTTCATCTATAACTATTTTAGCAGCGTCACTAGGCATGTTAGATCCTACTGCGCTATCCAGGTCGTTAAAATTTTCATGAGCTGTAAAGCTCACAGATCCCGACCAGAATTTTTCAAACAACTTACCCATTCGGATAGTCTCGCTCCTTTATCATTTGTAAATAATGTATGGCTTTATTGATGTCTTTTATTTTGCCTTTTTTTTTATGTCTGCAGATATATTTTATAGCGTTTCCCTCTGCAAATTCAAGTCTGTTTTCATTAATAAATTCTGCTGGTTGGATCTTCATAGATTTATAGTGATCTCCATCGACTTGCTCTTGTAAGCTCTCGTATATTACTGGCTTAAAGTCATCGGGATGTGTCATGGATTTATTGTTATTGATCTGCTTTTTCCTGGTAGTCTTGCTATCCATTTTTTTTCCTCTAAATCTTTTAAAATTCTGTGAATACTATTTTTAGATTTAAAACCAGTAGCCTCTAGTATCTCTTGATATGTTGGAGCTACTGGTTTCTTTTTCATATATGATTTAATAAACTCATAAACTTTATTTTGTTTAGGTGTTAAACCATATTTCATACGAACCTAAAATTGTTGGTCCCAGGCATCAGCTATTGGAGCTGCTTGCTGAGGTGGGGGTGTCGCAGATTTTTTATCAGAAGTTTTAAGTATTCTAATTTTAATACTTTTATCTTCTTGTATGTATCCGCTTGCCTCGCACCATATACCATTAACAGTAAAGTTTTGCTTAAATGGTTTGCCAGCTTTGTTCAGCTTAGCATTACCATTCTCATCTTTACTATCTGGGTGTACTAGATCTGGATGTTTAGCCTCTGTTTTATTTTTGTTTCTAATTAAAACAAAGTTTCCAATCAGATCTGGGTTTGCTTTTGACTTATCAAATTGTGCCATGTTATCCTCCTTTTAATTGCACCTCTTTATTCTCAAAAGCCTTTCTTATCTCTGCGGCTTTTTCAGAATTTTTTTTACTTAGCTCAGCTAAAAATTCTTTGTTATCACTTAGGATCTCCTCTAAGTTTGCCTGGTGGCTAGCTGCTGTAATTCTATCTAAAATTATTTGAGGATGGTTTCTTACATCTACACCCTGGTTCTCTGTTCTTGGAGCTGGTGGCATTTCTACATCTGAATAATATTTACCATGAATACCTAGAGCTTTTAGTACAGCTCGATCAACAGCTCTTTTTTCTGCTACTGCTACTGGATATTCAAAGTCATTATTTAATGGAGATACTTCTCCAAAACTTTCATAAGAGCAGCCTTGGTGTTTTGCTATTGCTTTAACAACAGCGCAGCTCTTAGGCAAATCACAATTAACAAGCTCAATAGTAGTATAAACATCAAACTGAGCTGCCATCTTTTCTACTTCATAATGTTTAATAATTTTATTATTTATTATCCCCCCGCTAGATTGTATTCCAGCAAGGTATTGATCCAGCGAGGGAAATTTTAGGATCTTACCCATAGTAATCTCCTTGGTTGATACCCAGGTCATTGATCAAGGGAGCAGCCTTTACTAATACCTGGGCATCGGTATTCAGAAAGAATAAAGAGAGAATAACTAAAAATATAAAAATAGTTATAACCGCTAATAGCCAATTGCCATTAGACTTCTTTCCAAATTTTTTTTCAAGCACGATGCGCTGATAATTAATCATATTTAATTTATCCATAAATCCCTCCACATAAATAATTCAATAGCCTCTACAGTTAAAACTCCTAGTAATAACAGAGCAAGGATTGTGTGATAGATATGCCAAACTATTCCTCGATCTGTTTTTTTCTTTTTTTTTCTCATACATGACCCCATAATCTTGCAGCTTTTACTTTGTGATCTCCCATACCATTCCAAAAATTATGATCAAAGTTTGCAATTATATCCTGGGTCCAGGTAGTTTTCCCAGCATGTCGAGCCATAATTTTTTCTCTGTTAGAACAGATCGCATTCATTTTAATTAAATATTTTTCTAAATTTTTTGGTTTTAATTGATCGCA